CTGCTGTAGCCATGTATTGAATCTGTTCTATTAATCTATCTGGTTCCATTGAACCGAAATGGTCATAAAGGAATAATTTTTCTGTACCAAATAATTTATCAAAGGCTGATTTTAATCCTTCTACTTCTTCTATCTGTTCTTCTAAATGCAGTGGCTTATTAAGTTCTATACCTAAGATGCCTTGCATAGTTCTTTGTACTGACTCTTCTAAAGCTATGTATCCGACAGTCAATTTATTCTTTAAAAAATGATGGGCTAACTCTCTACACAAACTTGATTTCCCTGTTCCTGATCCAGCGCAAATCGTAATCATTTGGGATTTACGAAAACCCCTAGTGAATTGATCCAGCATTGGATAAGGAAAAGGACAAACAGAACTTGCTCCTTCTTTAGTTAGTTCTTCCCATAAATCATTTGCATTTAAGATGTGATCTGGTCTAACAGGTGTTGCCTGGAACAGCAAACTTTTAAGTAGTTCACCTTCCTCTGCCTTGAGCATCTCATTAGCATCTTTTCTTCCTTCAGGTAATCTGCATATAGCAGCTTTTCCTGCTGGTAATACTTCAATCGCTTTTTCTGCTGCTTGTATTCCTGGCTCATCATTATCAAAACATAGAACAATTTTATTGAATTGATTTAACCATTTTAAATTTGTCGCTAAAGCTTTATTAGCAGAGGGAGCACCATTAGGCAAACTAACTACAGGAAATTTATGTCCTTGTATTTGTGAAATACTCATGCAATCAATTTCGCCTTCTGTAATTACACAAAAAATATTTCCGTAACTACCATGATTTCTCCAACATCTTTGTCCCCATAGTTGTACGTTTTTAAAATCACCTAATGTATAAAATTGTTTGTCATGTGTTCTAACTTTTTGTCCAACTGTTCTACCTAATTGATCTTCATAAGGTGCAACTTGTACAGGTATGCCTTTATGATTTACCGCTGTTCCATATTTAAAAAACTTAGCAGTTTCAAGAGTGATACCACGCTTAGGAAGTTCTTTTGGTACCACCATTTTGATTAATGGTGAAGTCACTTGTGTAGAGGAATAATAAGATTTACGTTTGTGTTTTGTTTCAGTAGGAGCAGGCACTCTGTAACTACAGCCAAAGCAAAAAGCATGACCGTCTGAATAGACAGCAAGATTGTCTTTACTGCCACAGTTAGGACAGGGGCTTTTCTTGAGGTACTTGTTGTTTTCTGTCATTAGCTTTCCAATGTTCAATTAAGTCTTGGAGTTCTTTAATTCTTTTTTCTGCATACTCAATGCGTTTTTTGTTATTCATTTTCGTAAATTCTTTTACCTGCTTTTACAATTTCTTTTCCTAGTTGCTCACTTGTCCATTCCCTTTGAAAAGCTAAAGCTGACCAATCTTCTGTTGTTAATTTCATAAGAACCTTTGTGTTTAAAAACTCCATTGGCATTGAATTAGGGATTTTTGTAATGTCCATTTATTTAAATCCTTTTACAGGTTTTAGGTTTAGTTTTGCTTTCGGCTTGACCAATCTTGGTCTTGCTCTGCTGCCAGTGTTGTAGTTGCGACTAGTGCCGCCAGGTTGTGCTTTGTATGCACCACTTTTTTTTGCTTTCATTAGTACCAATCAGTAGGAATTGTTTTATGGCACCAGAGAAACCCATTCCTAGTAGCCCATTGACCATAAGAAAGGCTTCTCTTTTTGCCACGACTTAGTTTTGTCTTTGCGTTCTGAAAGCAGAAACGTATATCTAAACTGGGATTTGCCGCCTTAACCGCAACCATTTTTCTTCTGTCCTCTTTTGAGAGGAAGCCTTTAGTCTCAACAATGACCCCGTTGTTAAGGATAAAATCAGGCTTGTAACAGCAACTGAGGGTGTACTCCAACTCAAGGGATTCATAACTAAAGGCAACTTTATTTTTGTATAGGGTAGCGGCAATTCCAGCTTCGAATTTACTTCTGTACTTTTGTTTAGAACTCGTCTGCTGCAACTGCTGTGGCTGGCATTGGACACTCTTGGCTTGGCTCCTGTGGCTCTTCTGTTTGAAAGCCATATCCAGTTGCACTCTTTGAGTATTCAACATGGTTTTTAATCATTACTGCTTCAGGTTGAATCTTGATTCCAACTCCAAAGGCAGGAGTTTCCCAACCGCTACAACGTAGGTTGACTTGTCCTGTTGTACCTGGACCAC